CTTCTTCATTGTTGCCTCCATAAGTCAATTGCACATATGTCATCTTTGGCATCTGCAACATCAGTTGTTTGAAGTGGGGCCAATACTTGTTGAGTTTTGTGCGTGTTTTATCCTTCACATAGGGATTGATGATCACATATGGCAGTTTGGGTCGCATCACTTGATCAAACCATCTCATGGTGTGTTCTGAGAATGTGATGGGAGAGATGCGGGGTCTGTAGGGTGTGCCTCCTTGATACCATCGCTTGCCAGCATTTGGGTGTGTCTCCAGAGGCACTTCCCCATCATTATGTATCCAATCTGCGTCCTGCCATGCCACACGGGATTCCTTGCGTGGCACACCAAACTTGGGATTCTCTCTGTGTGGTCTGATGCGTTTGCCTGTCTGTTTATGGAGTGCATACGCTTCACCCCTCCACATCAAATCGTCACCCAGTCCCATTAGATTAAACTCCCTGTTAATGGTGTGTGGCGACCCAAATGGCAATAGATAGAATGACGCCACACACTGTGGTATTTAAGACAGATTGACATCTGTCTGTTCGCGATTGATATCGCTCACTGCACTTGAATCTGATTGATTGAATAGACGGAACCTGTTGCTGGGGTTCCATCTATTGTTCTTGAATCGTGTTGAACGAATGAGAACTGGAAGCAGGTGTTTGTGTGTATGATTGCAGGACTCTGTGCTTTTCCTTACCTGCCACGACTCTCTGTTAGGAGTCTATCACTGCGTTACCGTGTATGTGATAGTGTTTACAGCACACTCACCAACATCATGCCTAAGGGCACTCAGTCAGTGTTTGTTTGCAACTGGAACTGATGTTTGAGGATTTGCAACCTTTGTTCCTGTTTGTGGAGTTGCTATGCTTTGCCTTCTGGAGATTTCGTGCCTTGCGTTTTCAATTGTTGCCCTTGCCATTTTGCTTGTGGGTTGCCATGTGTTTTTTATCCATCTTAGATACATCATGGGTACCTCTTGCAGGGTCTTGCCTTTGTGTTTGCCAAACTTGAGTTTGCCCCTTTCAACATCACGCAGATATGCTTCACTGTCACGATCTAATTGTGTTTGTGTTTGCGTGTCTCTGTGATAATTGTGTTTGGACCAGTCTATCTTGTTTGCCATGTCACAAGTATATAGCACTTGGTGTGAAAAGTCAATGGATAAGCGGGTAAAACGGGCAGTTTGATATACCAAATGTAGATAGGTATAAACTATGTTTGATGACAAGTGGCACATCAAAACTGCCCTATAAAAGGAGTATACCGTAGTATACAGGTCAATGTGTCTTTGGGAAGATACCGTTGACAGAAGTATTTAGTGGGAAAACGGAAGTGGCAATCTTATATATGAGCATAGTTGGACTGCCACCTCCTAACAGACTTAACAGTAAACGATAATGGTCTAATGTCAGTGCAGTTATTTATTAGATTGCGGAGTCCCAGTACTCTGGTTTGAGAATGACTCCAATGGGAGTCTGGCATTTCTTGTTGCCACATCTGATGCGCCACATGATCCTCTTGCACAGATAACCATACACACGATAGTATCCGTGTCTAATGGTCAACTGCTTGGAGCATTCAAAATGTTTGCCACCACAGTGTGGACATTCATGCACTTCGTTGAAACTGTCAGGTGTGTAGTGTGGCGTCTTGCGTTTGTAGTTCTTGACACCCCACCTTGCTTTATAAGGTCTTGGCATTAGAAGAATGTTCTAAAAAATATAGCGAACAGCATGGTCACAATCAATCCAGTCAACGCCAAGATGTACATCTGATAGTGTTGTATGTGATTGAGATGATTGTTCATGATCTTGTCCAATGTTCTCTCTATCTTGTATATGCGTTTCTCTAGACTGTTTATGATCTGTTTCATTAGATTGTTGCACCCAATTGTACCACACGCCAGCCTGTGCCATCGCACACTGCCAAAGCACCCACGCCAGCACTGTCATCTCCTGCGTCAGAACAGAAAGCAACATCTCCTGCCGCCTTGTCTGATCTTGCATTCAATTGTGCTGTGGTTTGTGGTTTAAGATTTAGTATTTCTTCCAACTTGACCTTGCCTGTTGCAGGATCAATGGTCAAATCAGTTGATGTACTTGAATTGATTTCGTCTGGTATCACGGATGCAGTCAGTTTTGAACTGCCGTTCAATCCTGGCACGCCGTTGGCTGTGTCCTTGCCGTCTATAACATTTTTTAATTCGTCAAATGCCGCTTTGATATCCGCTCTTGCTGATGCGGGTGAATCACTGGCATCGTCCAAATTTGTTGTGACTACATTTGATGATGTTGCCCATCCCATTGTTGTTCTCCTATGTTTTTATTTATAAAATTGGTTGTGGTATACAACTAATCGTATAAAATGTTTTTGCCCGTATATTGACGTCTATGCAACAGCAAGACACCATTTAACTAAAGTTCTTGCTCAGGCTTGCAAGGTAATTTGTGCCATCGTAAAATATGGTCATGACATCTATTGAATTGGCGGCTGTGCTCAAAGTTTTTTCACCTCCCGCAAATTTCATTGTGCTACTGAGTGTTCTATTACCAGTTCCGTCCTGTGTGATGATCAGTGTTAATGAATCACCGTTTGCAACATTTGATAGTGCGTTCAATGTAAGGTTATTGTTCAATGTCATCTTTTGCACACTGCCGTTGTTGGGATCTGGTGTAAGTGTACCACTTGTTGTGCCAAGATCATTTATAATCTCTCCATAATTTTTTATTGCCATGTTGGTCAACTGCTGATCGTTCATGTTGAGAGTTGCACTCAATTGTGTTTGACTAATTGTGAATTCACCTGCAGAATCTGGTTGTGTGACTGTGATATTGTCACCGCCTGTGATATTTGAACTGCCACCTGTGACATCATTTGTGATAGTCAGCACATCACCACTCATAGAAGTGGTAATACCTGTACCACCCCTTATCTCCAATGTGTCATTGGTTGCGTTTGCAGTTGTGCTACCTGAATCTCCTTGGAAGGTCACAAAAACATTTGGTGCACTTCCTTCGTTGCTCCAACTTAACACACCTGAACCATTTGTTTTTAAAACTTGTCCATTGCTACCATCCGCATTGGGCCATTTCTGACTGTTAAGGTAAATGTGTCCATCGTCACCTGAATTACCCGCTGAATCTGTATTGGTTACCGTGTTGATATAAATGCTTCTTAAACCTGCATCAAAATAGATACATTCAGCATTTAAATTTTCTTGATTAGGTTCACCTGCTGAATCGCTTAATAATTGTGCAGGATCGCCTCCATTTAGATTGCCTCCTATGTTTGAACCTATGTAAAAATCTTCTCCACCAGTTCCTATAGACGCAACAGGAAAACTTGCATTATCAGTTGCCTTGGTTGCGGTTATGCGGTTTAGTCTTACCTCTATCCCGTTATTACCAATACCTGTACCAGACAACGTCACTTGCGATGTTGCAAATGAATATGTTTCTTTATTATTACCACTGGATCTACCTGCGGCAATAATTTGTACTGGATTGTCTGTGTCTGCCCTTGAAAAAACTTTTATTTCTGATCTGTTGAATTCATCTGCTTCATTGGTTGACATTCTTACAACATCTACACCCTCAGAATCTTCACTTTGGAATTCAATTAAGCCTTGCACTTGTCCAGCACTGTCATCTGTAATTGTATCACCAAATAATATTGGATTTGTTACCCTGTCGTCAGTTCCAACTTCTAATCTGCCGTTGGATGCGTTGTATTTCAACACACTGTCATTGGCAATGCCTGTGGTATCCACAAAGTCAACTATATCGTTGACTGCTTGACTCATTGTGTGCAGTTCTGCTCTAGATTCCGCTATGCTGTCTGCCGCGTTGTCAAATTTTGTTGATTCTGGTTTGTTAGTTGGCCATGCCATATTAATCTACTTGAACCTCCGTTCTTCCTGCCTCATCTGATGAACATAGAGGCAAATATTGTACTTGAATATCCACAGTGCAGTCTATCCTACGATTTTTTCCATAACTGTCTGCGTCAAAAATATTTAACACAATTGGATCAGATGTCTTGTCAATGTAGACAAGTGGTCTGACAGGATCTCCCGCAGAATCATCAAATCCTTTGATGTGTGGTTGCACAATGCAGTTGGTTATGGTGCCCGTTGTTATGCCCAAACTTAATTGCCTTGCACCTGTGCTACCTGCAAGGTCACTGGTGTCTATGTTGCTCTCAGCAAACGATAATGATCTGTTTGCAAAACTTATTTGTAAATTTTCTAAAAATAAAAGAGGCGATCCTGCTGAATCTTCAGCACTGGCTGAATCACCTGTGCCCTGTGTCAATGTGAACTTGAAAAATCTTGCATTGATGGCACTCACAGTGGATCCTGGTGTGATTGTTGCAGTGGTTGGAGAATCAATCTCGCCTCCTGCTGAATCCACAGTGTCTCCACTCTGCACCGTTATGGTGACAGGTGCACCAGATTCAAAATTTATTACAGGCAAGTGATCTGCCTTAAATCCTGCATCCACAATGTCGCTGGTGAAAAACAATTGACTGCCAGGTGTGCCTTGCCAAGTTGTCATGCTGGACCATGCAGTAAAATCCTGCCATTGTTCAACAGAACCACCTATCAATCTGTTTTGTGTTGTGTCAAAATATCCGTTATTACTACTCATCTATCGCTCCTATGGAAATCCTGTGCTGGATCCTGATAAACCGTGTGTGTGTTGCACATAATTTAAGAATCCTTCCAAGCCATCGTCTTTTAATTTTTTGCCTTGCAATACATATTCAAAACCTCCTGTTGGCATATTTGTACCAGACAAATCGCCCCCAATTCTAAATTCTTCTTCAGGACCAGCACCTGTTCTTATGCCTCTTGCAAACACAGTCAATCCCTTAACCAAAGGCAATCTCACAAACCCTCCAGTGCTTTGGAAAGTTCTTGTGAACACTGTGCCTTGATCTGTTCCCTGTGTTTCAAAAGATGGATTCATACGACTAAAAAATAAATTTACTGCCTCAAAGAATAATCCATTTAATCCGCCATGTCTACCACCAAATTCAATACGCATTGCATTCACTGAAGATTCCGCTGGTAAGTTTAAAAGTATTTCTAAAACATTGCATCTAATGTTTGTACTGCCATTTCTTAACAATGCAATTTTGTCTGAACCTCCTTGTTGTATTTTCCAACAATATCCGTTTTCTAATTGACCAGATCCAGTATCACCCGCTGACCTCTTAACAAGTGGACTGGTTGGTGGAAAAGTTATTTTGTCTTGTACATAAATTTTGCCTGAAAAACGAAAGTTAGATGCTGGATTTGCCGCCAATGGCAAAAATGGTGCATGAAAAGCCGTCAATGAAGGTTTCTTGATTGGTTCATAAGCAGGTGGTGGTGTTGGTGTTGGTGTTGGTCCCGCTGAATCTTCTGGTGTAGGCCCTGGTGGCAAAATACCTTTTGGTGGATCGCTCACAGGTCTCTGCAAAGGTCTACCTGCATAGTAATCTGGTAAGAACACTGTGGGTGGTATCTCCACTTGTGGCTGTGTCACATAAGGATAATGTGTGGCTGTGTGTTCAACACCTTCTATCTGTATCAATCCTGTGTTGGTCAGTTTCATATCAACCACTCTAAATGTCTTGTTGGATAGATCCAAAATATCTTCTGTTATTCTTATGATGTCACCTGGTTCAACATCAAATAATTCTTGTGTGCCTGTAAAACTTATGGTTCTTTGTGCCCTTGATTTGTCATAAATCATTCTTGCCAAATCTTGAGCCATGTATTTGCAAGTCAGTGTTGGAAAAGTAAATTCTCCTGTTAATTCTTCATCGTCATCAATTGCTTGATCGCCCGCCGTGCTATGTACTGCCTGTTGGCTGGTAAATTCAAGATCAGGATCCACATAATTCACAAACACTTGGTTAAATTTAGTTTGTTTGGTTTCACCACCTAATGAAATTTCTCCTGTTATAAAGAAATTGCTTACATCAAATGCTATATCAATCGTACTTGATGTTATGTCTGTGGCATTGCCGCCATCTTCAACTTTTAATTTGTATCTGCCATCTATGAAAGGCATGATGCTTCTACATCCGCCCACCAATGTTTTTACATTATCAATTAATTTTGATTCTGGAGTTAATACAGCATTGCAAGTGAATGCAAAACTGCTGTGTGCAGAATTAGAATCATATGTCACGATTTGATTAAATTTTGTTGCCGCTATTCTAAAACTTTCTGTGTGTATCTGTTCTTTTTTCAATCCTAATCCATATCTTGGATTCATCATATAATCCAATAAACAATTTGCAGGATTAGTAGCAGGTCTATTGGTAGACAGTTGATGATATGATTTGGTTAAATCTGCGTAGTCGTTTGGCAAGTCCACAGTGTTTGCATCAACACTTGAAACATCAAAAACTTCTTTGCCAAACACATCAAATTGTATCTGAGGCACACCACCCTGGAATGGTTGTGAATCAATCTCTGCCTGTGTTGCATTTTTCCATTCAAATCTAAATGCCGCATAGGCAACACCAGGCATCTTTCTTATTTTGCCTGTGGCGTTCCATGATGGAGATTCATTTGCTAAATCACTTTCAACTTGATCTTCCTTACCATTAAATATCTGGAACTTTATTCTGTTGGCATATCTACCTGTCGTGGTTGTGATTTCAGCGCCATGTGTATAAGTTTGTGAAGTGCCTGGATGTGGTAATAATTCGTTGTCGTCTAATTTAATTCTATGTACACCTGCAATCTCACCTTCACATATGGCATAAACCACATGGAGAAACTGATTGCTTTTCCCATCTGTCTCAACATGGACAATCGTACCACCAACCCTTCTGAAACCATACACAATAGGTATGCCTATGTTTGTGCCTGATTTGGTAATTTTTACGCCTTGTGCAATGCTGTCTGCAGAAACGTCAGGTGTTTCAATGTTGAAAGGTTTTATTACAAAACTAAAAGCATCACCCACAAAACCAATGATACCTTTTATTACTTTTTTAAATGCTCTTTTTATTTTGTCTATAGGTTTTCTAAAAAATGACATTATAACTCCTTAACATACATATTGCCGCACCATTTCATGCCTTTCATTTCAAAATATTTACTTGCACGATTAACATAATCTTCATCAACATTATAATCTGTGTCAAACATGAACACACCACCAAACATAAGTTCAATGTCGTGATCACGAAGATAATCTTCTATCTGATCTAAAAATTTATGACTGCTTCTTTTGTGTCTATATTCTGGATGTATGTAAAATACTTCTATGATGCCAACACCAATCTCGTTCCACGTCATTTCACTTAAACTGATCACGGCATATCCAACTGCATTACCATCTTTGCGATATATCAGTATGTTGCTGGTGTTTTCAATCAATTTTTTCCTTGTGACCTGCATTGCCGTTTCAACATCAAAGTCCAACTTGCCTTTCAGTTTGGCTTCTTCCGCATGGTTACGATATAAATTTTGTAATGATCTAAAATCTTCTATTGTGGCTTGTTTCATCATTATTTGAGTCCCCATTTTATTTCAGATAGTGTTTCATGTGCAAATTCCATGCTGTCATCTGTTGGATGTTCTCTATGAAAATTTGTCTGGTTTGTTCGTCTACCATTCTTCCTGTTAAAATTTACAAATTGACTGCTGACCTGCAGTGTGACATCTGCTGTGGTTTGTTTGTTGTTTACTTGATAACCTGCCACTTTTCCTTTGAATAATAGGAAAGCATTTTCACCTGCTGAATCTCCAAACAACAGATTGGTTGCAGGATCAATAAATCCACGATGTATTGAGACAGGTTTGTTTATAATACTTGATGCGGCAAAATTTTGTACATTTGCCAATGTTAAAGCACTGATTGAAATGCTGACAGAACTAATCTGTACAGCACTGTTTAATTGTGTTTCACTCACAGCAATAAATTCACCTTGTGCTGAATAAGTGTTGCCCTCATAGGTCAAATTGAATGGATTGTCTGTGTATCTCACAGTGGTGCCGTCTGCCTGTTGCAGTTCCAACAATAGCACACTGATAAAAGTGTTGCCTGATAGATAGGTGTTTAGTGCATCACTAAATTCACGAGGCATTAGATTACCTCCTCAACATCCATCCTATAATTCACAGTGCCATCAACATTGTATTGATAGGCTTGTATATCGCTGGACAAAATTACTTGAAAAGGAACAGCATTGTAAGTGACTGCTGTTGAATTTGGCACATTAGATGTCAATGCAGGTTCAAAGTCAATATTAAAGCCTGCAGAGTCCAGTGTTGAATCTGCTGTTGCCATATAAACTTTGCTGTGGTTGGCAAATTTAAAAACATCACCCATTTTCAAAGCAGTACCAGTCGTTGTGCCTGCATCATTGCTTAATGACACTCTTGATTCGCCTTGTGTGTGTTCTCTGTCTGCCACTGTGACTGTGCCAATACTTGCTGTGGCTGTCCTAAAACTTATTTCTGGTATTTCAATTGTAAAATCGTTGACACTTGTTTTTGCTTTTGCAATAAATCCTTGTATCTGTTTGAAATCCGCGACAGTGATGTTCCTTAATTCAAGTGTGCCTTTCCATAAGGTTGTTGCCGCAGTGCTTCTGATAATTCTACCTGATGCAGTTTTTGTGATTGCAACTTCATTCTGTTGTGAAAATCTTACTGCTCTGAATCCAATATTACTAACATTGGACAAAATGCTTGAACTGCCGTTGAATGCTCCTATACTAGCCATTATGATGTTATCCCTTCTCTTCCTTGTCTATTCATTGCTTCGTTAATCACACCAACAATGGTTGATCTTCTTTCAATCAATAGTTCATCAAAACCTGTTGCGTCTATGGTTTCAATGTTAAAATTAACACTGACTGGACCACCCATTGCTGATCCACCGCCACCTGATTGCAGTGCTTGATTACTAATTATTTCTCCTGAACTTGGTGGCACAAATAGTTCTGGTCCTCTTTCACCTACAAGTATAGGTGCACCACCTCTAACTGGTCCACCTGCCGCAAAGCCTGGTATACCGCCACCTCCAAACAATGCAAGTACGGCTCTTAAACCAATTTCTTTTTTCAATTCGCTGTTAATTTCTTTTTGTCTTTTGAAAACTTTTCTTAAAAATTCTTCTAATGGTTCCAACACAAATATTGTTATACCTAAATTAATAAATCCTTGTATCAATGATTTTATTGTTGCATTTACAATTTCACCCAATGCATCATTCAAACTTTTTGCACCCATTAACACATCAGTCAATGCCGTTGATGCTGTGTTTCTAAATGCTTCAAATCCCCCAGCCACTGCATCTATTGATCCTTTAACAAGATCCGCACCTTCTGTGACTTTCTCCAATGCACCAATCAATAAATCGTTGGACATTGCTTTGTTCATTGCGAACATTTTCTTTGTGTTCTCTTCTAGTAATTTTTTTAGATCTTCTTTTTCTTTTGTTGCGGCTTTATCTGCTTCTGCTTGTTCATATGCTTTTCTATTTGCTTCTGCCACTGCACTATTGTTGTCATCATATGCCGCTGTTGAATTTTTTACTGCGTCTGTGTTTTTTTGACTGCTTTCTGTCGCACCATCCACAGCATGACTGAAGTCGTCATACATAGGTGCGTTTGCATCAACTTTGTTAAATTCTGTGTCTAATAATCCTAGTCTTTCTTTTAATTCTCTAATTTTTCTGTTGACTGAATCAACAATCAATACCAATCCTGTTATGCCTTTGATAACTTTTCTTGAAGCAAGGAAAACCAATCCTAACACTGCTTCTACTTCAGCAAGATTCTCTCTTAAAAATTTAAAGGCATCAACTGCTTTTCTAATACCCTCTGCAAGACTTTCACCAATTGTTTTTGAAAATTCTTCTATGGTTTCTTCGTTCTCATTCAATACATCATTCAAGTCACCAAATTGTATTTTAAGTTCTTCAAAGAATCCATCTGATATGGCTTTCTGTACCTTGAACAATTTATCTTGAAGCATTGATATTGTACCAGTAAGTGTGTTGGCAAATTCATCTGTGGCATTTCCAAATTGTCCACCCTTACCAAAAACTCTTTGGAATGCTTGTCGTGTTTCTTCAACACTTACCTTGGCACCTTCTTTAAATCCTAATAGTGCCCTAACACCTCTTTCTCTAAAGATGTCCGCAGAAGCAATACCACCTGCAAATGCTCTCTGTATCTGTTCTGAAGTTGTTCTGAAGTCAAGTCCTGTCACCGCCGCAACATTACCCACAAGTTCTAAGTTTTTGGATAAGTCGTCTGCGTTTTCTGAAATAACAGCAAGGTTACCTGCACCCTGTTGTATCTCTTCAAGTGTGAAAGGAACTTTAGCGGCAAAGTTAACCAAGTTGTCAAATGCTTTTGCACCTTCCTCAGCCGTTCCAAATAAGAACTTGAATCTTAATCCTAGTTCCTCTACTTGTCTACCAACATTGACAACACTTTTAACAATCCTAGCCGCTCCAAAGGCACCAAGAGCCGCAACAGCACCTTTTGCCAATGTGCTAGTCTTCATTAGACTAGTGTTGACATTGACAACTCCTGCTTTTGTTCTCTTTAGTGCCGCGGATGTTTTATCTACGACGACTAGTTCTATGTTTATTCGCTCCGCCACTCTTCATCACCTTCTGTTGTTCGTCATGCTCTAATTTGAAGTATGCACTCCATAATTGTATTTCCAGGATGCTAAACTGCATGACTTCTTGTATTGATTTACCAAGTTCCTTGGCAATACGCATCAATACAAATAGCTCAACATCCTCTTTTAGTTTTTTGCGACTTCATCCACAGTTCTGTATTCAGTAGTCGCCTTGTTGATTGCACTTGCTATCTTTATCAACACACTGGGGTCAACATCATGCATCAGTGTCTGTTTGTCAAACTCTGTGAACATTTTCTTGCCTTCTGGTGTTAATGCTTTTTGCAAAATACTTTCAACTAATGCTTCTGCCACTTTGCCTTCTTGTTGCAGTTGCATTATTTTTGATTCTGTTGCAAAGGAATAAGTGCCTTTATAAAAGACATCTTGTTTCCATTCTTCAACCGCGACCTTGTGAAGTTCCCCGTTGAGTTTGTTTTTGAAATGCTCTTTGGCATTCTTTAGTATATTACTCATTTTAGTTTTCTCCTATTTTTAACACTAGTCACCGTAGGTCGTAATATTCCCCTAGGTGCCTGTGTTGATCGCCCTCGTTCTAATGTGCCAATGTAAGGAACACGATTGATAACGGAAATGCTTTTGCCTTTCCTTTCAACACGCCATCCTTTCCTAGCACGACCTTGTCTGACAGGCGTAATTCTTTTTGCCTCTTCAAACAAGTTTTGTGCAAGTTGGGTGCTTGCCTTTTTGATAGATTGCTCTATGTTAGCAAACACCTTTCCTGCGTTTGTTGTTTTGACTCTAAACATTATGATGTTGTAGATTCAATTAATGGTCCGCTACCTTGGAAATCCACGGTTGCCGTCACTAGATCATCAAATGATGCTGTTCTCGCCACTGATGTGACAATTACATCACCTTCGTATTGTGGTTTAGACGCTGTTGTTGTCGTTCTAAATATAACACGAAGAGTTGCATCTGCTGATGGATCAAAAATGCCCAGACCTGTTGCTGTGTCGTCGTAGACTACTTCCATAGATCCACTAAATTGGTGTAAGCCAGAAATATATGTTCTTGCCGCATCACCCATCTTAGTTGATTCTATAGCCGCTTTCTCGTGAGTCACTGTCCAACTTCTGACGTTCGCAACTGCCGTTTCCGTTCCGCCTGAATCAGCCGCTGTCACGACTTGTCCAGAACTACCTTCTAAAACCGCCATCTTATTTCTCCTCTAAGTTGTTGAGAAAATCGTCCTCATCAAAAGTCCAATTGTCTTCTCCAGTTGGCGGTGCTTCCTTGTACTTGGTCACATCGTTCTCTGAAGTTTCAATTGTTTTCAATAATTCACGATTTGTCATGTTTGTTTGTTTACTTTTTACAACTTTGCCTGTTGCCTTGATTTTATTCTTGGTTTCAGGTTTGGTTGTTTCGTTGCAGACGACATAGCCTTCCGCAAGAAATCTGTTCACTCTGTCTGGTTCAATCCAGTAAGTTTTGCCTTGTGAATCTCTCATTTTAGTCATTTTACTTTTTAACATTATAAGGCTCCTTTAGTAAATGTGTAAGACACCTGTGCTATCATGTTGAACTCTCCCAATGGTGGAGTTCTTTCAATCACTTCAATTGAACTTACTTTTGTTATAGCCGCGGCGCCTGTTAATTCTCTTGTTCTGTCTGTGTTTAATGTTTCTTCAATTCTTTCAATCATCTCATTGCGTTTTTGATCCACAGTGGTGATTGATCCTTCTCTACCATCTGCTCTAACATATCCTCTGACTGAAACATCCACAGTTCCTCTTCTAATGCCACCCATGGCATCATCTTCTCTTGATTCATTTCCCATCTGTACAACCACAGCAGGAAATTGTGTAATTGCTAATTTTAACACATCCAATGGCTCTCTCGTTACCAAGATAGGCTTTGGTGGTGTCATGTCAGTTAAGACATCTACGATATTTTTTGCTATATCTTCTCTTTTTGACATTCAATTACCTTATTAGGCGATTGAAATATTGTGCTTGTTTTTCTGTGTTTGTGACTGTGCCAGAACTGTCAGCATCATATTCAATACCATCTTTTAAAATTTTTTCAAACTCTCTGTCGTACTCTTTACGATAATATTCCATCTTTCTTTCAAAGATATCTACCTGTTCATCAAATTTTGCAAGTTTTGGATATATGTGATAACCTAATGTCTGATACACAGCCGCTCTTGTGAGTTGACTTGCTGTGAACAGATCTTCGTCTGGATCTTCTTCACCTGAATTTAAAACTGATATATCGTATCTACCAAATGTAAAAGTGGGCCACCATTCTATACGCAAATCACGGAACACATCGTTCTGTCCTTTTGTGATTTCGTCTGTGAATGAAGGTACGCCGTAGTTTAGTATATCTGGTTCGTAATCCTGGATGTCTGCAATCGTTAATAGTGTTGCCATAGAGTTTCTGCTCCCGTAATTTATAATAATATCAAGTGCTACTTGACTTGTTTATTTATCCTATAGTCATAAAAAAAGGGCGACATAGAGCCGCCCTTTTAGTTTTTGTATTATGCCTAACACAAAGTTATTATACTTGGTTGTCCCCAATTATACCAACGCCATATGCGTCAACAAGTTCTGAAACTCCAAATGCGTGTGTTCCAATCAACTCAGTTGATCTTGCAGATGCATTTCTTTCAGTTTCAAGTCTGAATGGTCTTTTGTTTACATATGCAAGTGCATCTCTTGAGAAAGCCGCACCAATAACGCCACCTGCTGATGGATCGTTAGAGATGTTTGAACTTTCAAAGATTTGCATTCCTGCAAGTGTTCCAATGAAACCGTCTCTTAATGCTTGGTTACCAATGTCAGATAAAGAACCCATGTTAGTGTTTCCTGTACCTGCTAATTGTTGTTTAAGCGCCATTGCTTGGAATGGTGCCAACACACAATAGTATGGTCCTGGTGCATTGTTGTTTCTTAATGTTGCCGCCGCTTGGAAGATCACAGATGCAGTAATTTCTGCCGCGCCTGAACCCACAGTGCCTGAAAAGCCTGCGAATAAATTCGCTAAGTCTTGATCAACTTTTGCCGCGATGCCGTCTCCAATTTGTCTACCTACAGCCGCTTGTACGTCTAAAGAAGCAGATTCTTTTGTGAAATCTGTTAATTCAACGCCAACACCAATTTCAGCACACGTCACATCTTTACCTGTTGGGTTAAATGTTGTCATTGTGCTTATGTCAGTGCCTTCTACAAGTGCGCCTGCTGATACAACTGGAATTACAGGAATAGAGGCTGTTAAACCTGGTGTTCCTGATAGGTCGTAGTTTGCCACAAGTGGTCTGATTACTGTTTGTTCACTTAAAGTAAAGACAGCCGCTTGCGATATATTTTCAAACAGTTCTACTGTTTCTGAAGTAGTTGTTATAGCCATTGTTTATCTCCTTAATGGTTGTTAGATCCTGTTCACGCCTTTTTCACGCATTAACTTTTTGTAAAGTTCGCGATCTGCAGGCTTGGTCAGATCTAACTTGTTTATATCAGTTTGTATTGTTGTCCCTTGCTTGCCTTCACCTGCTCCAGTGCCAGAACCTGTTGGTCCTGCTGAAACGAAGTGTGGGTTCGCTTGTAGAAACTCTGTCACCAAGTCTTTCACTTGTATAGGCTCGCCTTTGTCGTTGTATCTGACTTGCCCTGTTTTTGTGTCTATCACATCAACTGATCCTGCTTCGTTCAATTTTAGTTGACCCTTTAGCAATTGGCTCACTTGTTGTGGGTTGACTGCTTTTGCATTTGATGCCTCTCCTAACAATGCTCCGTCAATCTTGATTGTAGTCAATTCTGCTTGATATTGAGTGATTGTTGAGTTGAATTTTTCTGCTTGTTCTTTAAGCACCTTTTCAAACTCGCCTCTCTTCTCTAGATCAGCCTGTCTTGACTTCTCCTCTTTCTTGACTAGATTTTGATAGTGATCAACATCTACTCCAGCATACTTTTTTTCAAAGTTTGCTCTTTGCCTCGCCAATCTATCTTCAACAATTTTGTCTATATCTTGTTGATCAAATTTGCGTGGTTCAGTCGTTTCTACAGAGACTGGTTTTGTCTCTACCTGCGTTTCTATTCTTTCAGGTGCAGTTTCCTGAGATTGTACCGCTTGTGTTTCTGCGTTCATATAATTGTCCTCTTTGTTTATGAGTTGAGTGCCCTCCCTGTCATTTGACAGTCTCATGTTTATTTATTATCTTCTTTTCTTTTTGCCTTTAGACATTCCGCCTCTTTTGCCTCTTCTGGACATTCCAGATCTTTTTTTTCCTCTTGTAGCCATTCTAGTTCTCCTTCTGCGTGGACTAATCTGTTTAGTGAATAGTTCCGCTGTTTGTACACTGGTTGTTATCGCCATGCTTTCATGCTCCAATACGCAGGTGACAATGTTTTTTGTCCTTTAACTTTGTCCAACACTGCTCCCATTCGTGCAAGGAACGATCGCTGTCTAACAGGATTGTTCTTTTTGATAGTCATACCTTTTTGTCCATAGTTTATTTTTTTGACATTTCCAGTTTTCTTATCACGCACAAATACTTTAAACTTTTTTACATCACCTCTTGATGGTGTGTTTAATTTTACAGTTCTACCTTGATACTTTGCCATGAATCCAAGTCCAAACTTTTTTAAAAAAATGTTTTATCTTTTTCATTGTTATCTCCTCTTTCTTAAGTCAGTGTCATGTCTTCTACTGCCTCTTAAAAATGAATTTACTCTTGCCATTGCCCATTGTTGCATTCCTATACCAGGTCTTGATCCCGCTGTTAGAAAAGCGCCTTGACCTCTTCTGAAAACTTTTGCCAGTGTGCCGTATGTGTATCTACTTTTTTCTGCTTTTGTACGCAAAGACTTTTGCACACCTGCATTCAATTGTTTACGATGCTTTGCCAAGTTTTATTCTCCTATTGATTAAACTTTGTGGTATCCTCTGTCCTGATCTTGCCATCTTGCCAATCCTTTTTATTAGATTAGCCAATTGCACTCTTTTACTGCCTTTCACACCACTAAGGTATTTTTTAGGTACTGTTGATTTTTTATCCTTAGGAACTCTGCGTCTCTTCACCATTGTTATCTCCAAAGTAATTTTTGATTTCAGGATGTAGTTCCATTATCTGTTCATTGGAATAACCTTCCTGTATCATCTCTCTCATGTGTTTAATCATGTCTTCTGGATTGTCCATTGGTGGATGTTGCATTTCAGTTTGTAAAGGTTGCGTATCGCTCTCCAATGTCTCCATAGTCTCTTCAGTAATTGTTTCGTAAATTCTTCTGTCTATTTCGTCATTTATTCTCGTGTCAGCGATGTTGGATTCTTTTGCAAGTTTAAGCATTGCTATATCGTTTGCTTTGTCTTGTATTGAAAATGATCTTGGATATTTTACAACACCATCATAAGTCATTCCTTGGAATAGTGCATACAATCTCCATATTTGTTCTTCACAATGTTCTAGACACATTGCAAAGTCTGCCAGTTTGGCATTAAGCATTTGGAATTCAGTTTGTAATCCTATGCCTGATAATCTTCTTGATTCAACAGATCTTATACCACCAACGCAAGCCATTCTGTCTATGGCATCAACTTTTTTCTGTATGCTACCCAATACAGCATCAATTGATGATCCGTTTGGTTGTAGTAAGAATGGTTTAAGTCCTGGTTCCAAATTGTCTTCCATTGTGACTATGGCACCTGCACCCGCTGATGCATCTGTGCCTCTTGTTTTCACAAGTGTTGGATGATTTGTTAATTTTATGATGTCGTGTATTTCTGCTGTTTCTTCGTAGATGTTTTTCTGCATATCAGCAATGTCGCCAATTGCACTTACACCCACACCTCTTAAATTTGATCTTTGTGAATAACAAACCACAGCAGGTATCCTACCCAGTGTGTTTGGTATTGAATACATATATTCACCCTGTCTATCTTTGGTTGTGTATCTGTACACATTTGTTTCTTCAGGTGTGTATTCTCTAATATATTGTTCGCCTTCTTGTATTTCTTCTTTTACTTTAAGATATGTAAGTTTGTAATAACCATTAGTTTCTCTTTCATATTGCCAGTCTAAAACATTTTCAGGTGTGAATAAACTTACATAAGGTCTTACTTCTTGATCAAGTTCGTCTGCCCTTGTGCTTACATTTGTGTTTGGTTTGTCTACGACTACCCAACAATTTCCATACACTTGGCTATGACGACTAACATCTTTCATAAAGGCATCAAATGTTCTGCCATCCAAATCTGCATCATTGAAGAAAGCATCTAGTTGCGGATCCGCTTCTATTGATCCAAGATCTCTTTTAACTTCACGTCTAAACATGAATGAATTATAGATGCCAACTATTGCTTTAACATGATTGTCCAAAGCATTTGTTCTTAATCTCTTTTCGTAGTCTTCTCTTGACTCATACACAAAAGGTTCTAAATATTTTCCGTAGAAATAATCAAATCCACCATTATAACTGTCTGCTAAAAATGTCCATCTGTTGTAATACAATTTGTATGCTTCATGTGTTGAAACAATGTATTCACTTGCAGAATACGGATCACCTTTTGTTAATCTATTTCTTATAACTGCCATTATCTAACTCCTATTGTTGGCTTACTAACATTCCATCTCGTTGGATTGGTTTGTTGTGCAACATCTCTTTTGATTGGCCATAAAAAGTCAACAAGGTAACCTACTGCGTCCGCCATGTGTTCTTGTCCATTTTTATCAATTATGGATGTGTTTGTTTTGTATTGTAAAGTTTCTAAACTCTTAATTGTTTGTTTGCATTTTGGATCTATAAACATCTGTCTTATACCTTTTGCGTTCTTTAACTTGCTATTTACTGCATTTACTCTGTCTCTAACTAAGGTATGACTTTGTCTTGCGAACACTTTGAATCCTGCGTTCTGCAAAATACTAATATCTGTCTTACCCCCAGCAGATGTTTTTCTTTGACGACCCGCAGGATCTGGAAAAATGGTAATTTTTGAATTTGGATATCTTCTGTTAAGTTCATCGCATACTTCTGCTGTGTTTGATCCCATTACATTTAATTCATCCACAAAAAACAAATTATTATTTTGTATAACACCAATTGCAACAGACATAGGATCAATGTTGAAGTCTATGCCCACATACAATTCCTGTGTGTTAAAATTTTTACAATTTTTTATTACTTCTTCTCTGTCAAAATTATAATACACCATTCCTGAATATGTGTTGAATGTTGCTTCGTATTCTTGTGCAAATGTTCTTTCGTCAAGATCTCTTTTTGCATCTTCCAATTCCGCTTCATCCACTTGTCCACCATCTATTGTTTTGAAACTGAATGCTTCCCAGCCTTCTGTTGCTTTTGCCATTGTGTACATTTCATGACTGAATGATCCAACACCTTTTGGTGTGCCTATGAACAATGCTTTGCCTTTTCTATCTGACAGTGTTGGGCGAAGACATGAAGTCCATAATTCTTTATCTAAATCTTGATATTCATCCATAACTAAAAAATCCAATCCTACACCTCTGAGTGCATCTTTGTTTTCTGCACCTTTCAAATGTATATGTGATCCTGACTTCAATCTTATTTTTAATTCTGCTTCATTGGTTTGATCAATCCATCTTAATTTTTTAAGCATATCTTTCAAAGGATTCCACATTATGGTTTTGGCCATTCTGTAGGAAGGTGCAACATAGTACACTTCCTTATCTATATCTGCGGCGTGTCGCACCAACTCCATCATGCTAACATAAGTCTTACCAAACCGTCTACCACAACTTGCTGTACGCATTCTTGCTGGTGAATTAAAAATAGATTGTTGTGCTGGAGTCAACATTATTTGTTCTCCTCTGGTTTTGTAAGTGCTGATAAAAATTCTCCCAATGGTAAAGGTTTCTTGTCATCCAAGTATTGTGGCTGATCTTTTTGTCCAAGATAGTTTTTACCCATGAACTGCAACATCTTTGGATCACCTTTCTCTGCCTTCTCCATCTGTAATTTTTTTATGTGTGCTTGACCTTGAAGTCTGCCCTCGTCTATTACTTTCTTAAATTGTTTTCTAATAACTTTTATCGTGGTATTCATAACAGCCGCAATCTCCTTGTCATTGCATTGGTCAAATGCAAGTTGTCTGATCTGATCTCTGTTAAGTTTTCTAGCCATTATACCTGTCTCTCTACCACCTTGATTCTAAAGTTCCTGCTGTCCTTAAGACTGTTTGTTGTTATAATTCTAAATTCTACATTGTAGATGTTGCCTGCTGTGCCACCTGATATGAAAGCCTTGGCAACGAAATCTGTTTTTGAAGATGAATCCACAGCCAATGGTGCGGCATCTCCGTCTATGGTTTGGACTGTGACAGTGATTGAATTAATCGTGTCACCACTTGCCATTGCATTGGTAAAGTCCATCGCGTAATCTAATACAGCAAATGGATCCTTTTCAATGAATTGTCCTACTCTGTCTGATTTGTATCCTGTTAATGTTGCCATGTGTTATCCTGTTCTCCTGTCTATTGGTCCAACCTCATCTACTAATACCGTGTGCTGAACAGTAAGTTTTCTTGACTCAGAAGGTACAACTAAAAGTCTTGTTTCTTGGTCAACAATATTTATGCGTGACTCTGGACGAACTGTCACTCTTCTAAAAGGATCAAACGCAACTTTACTGCCTACAACTAATGTTGAACCACTTGTTATGATACTTGCTTCACCATCTGCAAGGAATCCACCTGGAACATTTGGTATAATCACTTCAGCCGTAAATGCACCTGAGGCAAATCTTACTCTAAATGCGTTTGCGTCAACAGTGAAAATGCCTGACTTCAATGCAATACCGCTGGCATTGAAAGTTGGTTCAGCAACAAGGTTTGAACTCACAGTGATGTCTGATTGTCCTAATCTTATTCTCTGACCTAATGCCTGTACACTGGCAACACCATCTAGATTGAAGTTAGCAACTCTGTTAATTTTTTTACCTACAGCATTGATAGAAAAACTTGAACTTTTTCCAACTGAAGCACTTCTAACAAAAAATCCGCCGTTGGTTGTTTGAGTGAAAGTGGATGTTAATTCGCTTCCTCCCAGTATGCCTGCTATGGCTGATGCTGTTAGTGTAAATGTGCTTGGAGGTGATGTTAATAAACCAGCAAGTATGCCGTCTCCATTTATGCTGGTATTGAATGCACCTGTGATATCAACAGTGCCTCCAAAAGTTTTACTACCTGTTGCTGATACTGTGAATGAAGATGTCTCAACTATTCTACCACCTTTTAATCTGTCAGCAGTGACAGAAAAGTTTTGTCCTCCCCATGTGGCTTGCTTAGGCTCTGCCCATGTGCCCATCTCTGCCCATGTGAGTCCACTTAGGTTTGAAAATATATTGGCACTTGATCCTCTTATTCTAATGCCAGTCGCGGATATGGTTGCAGATGAAGATACGCTTGCCGCACCTACAAAAGTTGCCTGTACATAACCAGAGGCTACATACCCAGTATTTGTATATAGGATATCTGCCACAGTAGGGACTCCTAACTATTAAGCCAATGTTATGCTTAAATTTGTGTCCGCTATTTGGAAAGAGTCTCCGTCTTCAATTGTCTTGCTGGCTGTTAATGCTCCGTAAAATAAAACATTTCCCGCGCCTGCAGAATCACTTGTTGAGTTTGTGTCCATCACTGCTACATGGGTGATTGTTCCAAAATTACCACCTGATGCTGTAAATGTGACTGCTCCGTTGTTTGTTGCCGTACCTGCCGCATTCGCCGCATTGAACGATATGGTTTGTCTTGCATATCCGTTGCCAGTGACTTCATTTGTAAGATCACCTGTTTCTAGTTCTTCCGCTGTGTTGCCTGCAGAATCATCTGTCGTGAACAAAGCCAAGAAAACTGTTCCTGGTGTTGTGAAAGATGCTGTTCCTAGAGCGTGGTCTAACAATTTCTTTTCTAAATAATCGCTTGATGCACTCATTGTTATTTCTCCTTAAGGTTTCGTTATTGTTATATAACTCTTTTATTTATTATGTTTTGTTGATTCCAATCAGCAAACGACCGCTGATGTTGAATGCACTGGATCCCAATGCCCTCTTCAATCCAAAGTACAATGCTGGTTTAGAACCATCATTATCTATTGTGACAGCCTCAATTGTTTGATTACTGCCGCCGTTGAAACTAAAATGGGAGATTGTGTTTAGAGCTGAGTTTGGACCTGATGAGGTTGATGTTGAATCCAATTGTGCGACAACAAAACCTGCTTGGTCTGAACTGTTTGAACTGCTGTATGTGGGCTGACTGATTACTGTTAATTTTAATGTGCCTGATGTGGTCAGTGCTATCCCGTCACCGTTGGGATGATTTGTAACCCTCTGCACAATACTTTGTGGATCACTGATTACATTCCAAGTGCCTGAACCATTGTTGCTCCATCTGTACGCATTGGAACTACCACCTGCTGGATTTGGTC